ACCTATTTAAAGGTTATTTTTTTTGCATACTCGCACCGCTACAGGTTATATTTTCTAACCATACTAATATTTTTACAAAATGCAAGAACTATCTGCCGTATTCGGGCAAGTACAGGAACTTTTATCTGCTGGTATATCCATTGTGCCAGTACGTGACAAAGCAGAAACAAAACAAGATGGCACTATCATACCTGCAAAAGTTGCTTACTCAGGATGGAAACAATACCAATCAACCATTATAAGCAAAGAAGCACTATGGTATGAGATGGACAAACACAATACTACAGCTATTGCTATGGTATGTGGTAGCGTATCGGGAAACTTAGAGATAATAGATATTGACTGCAAACATTGGAACGGTATAGATGGTAGACTTTTCAGCGATATACGCCAAATATACCCCGAACTATGGTACAGGCTGCGCATACACAAAACACCGTCAGGAGGGTATCACATACTATACCGAATTGCAGATGGTAAAGCGCAAGGCAATAAAAAATTGGCATGGAAAGCAGATGTAAAGGAATGTGGCATTGAAACAAGGGGCGAAGGTGGTTATGCACTCGCACCCCCATCAATGGGTTATTCCATACATCAGGGTGCTAACATACCCCTAATCACTCAATCCGAACGTGATAGCTTGATTAATCTTTGTATCAGCTATAACCAACGCATCAAAGTCGAGCAGTCATACAAGCCGACAAAAAAGCAAACTGACTACTACGATGAAAACCCATTTGACCACTTTAATGGTAGCGTAGCAGCAGAGGACGTATTAACAGCTAATGGTTATAAGATATTCAATGACCATGATATGTACCGCAGGTGGACACGACCTAACAGAAATGAAGGTGGCGTATCTGTAACATTTCGGAAAGATTACCGATTATACTACTTTTTCACCACTAGTACAGAATTTGAGGCGGGAAAATGGTTAACACCAGCAGCAGTACTATGTACTTTACAATTCGGTGGGGACTACAAAAAACTATACCGTCATTTAGTAGATAGCGGATATGGTAAAATAAAACATGAACATGAACAACGGATAATTAAGACCGCTACAGCCTATAATACCCCTACACCAGCTAACATATCAGATGAGGCAAAGCAAAACCTAAAGCACATACAGGATAAGGCTACAGAAACGCACCCACATGGCATATTTTGGGCGATAAATGACAAGGGCGGCACATACATCAGCAGAGAGAAATTATACACAGTTTCGCATGGTTTAGGGTATAGGTTACATAAAGAAGATGTGACAAAAATACAAGGTTATAAGATATGCCGTACTGATGCACGTACATACTTTGATGAACTAAAAGCATACATACACATAGAAGATGCCGAAGAATACGAAACTGTTTTTAATGCCTTAGATGAATTTATCCAAAAGTCAGGCAAGCACATTATTGCCAGCCTACCGATATTAGATACATCAGTCATACTGACCCCCACTAAACACCTATCGTATAAGTTTTACAATAATTGCTATGCTACCATAGATAAAGATGGTGTAGAAGTGCTACCCTACAGCAATCTACCTACCAATAAATTAATATGGGAAAACAAAATACAACTACGTGACCTAACACTAACAACTGATAACACCCATAAAAATTCACTTTATTACAAGTATCTTGACCTATCAGTTAGTGTTACACCACACGTATTGCAATGTATTGGCTATCTATGCCACGAATTTAAAGACGAATCAGACGCATATATAGTAGTATTAGTGGAGCAATGCCCTGACCCTAAATCGGGTGGTGGTAGCGGTAAAAATATATTTAGCAACATGCTAAAATACGCCACAAGTGTTAAGAACCTACCCGGAAGTCAGGTAGTACTTGATAAGGATTTTCTACAGTCATGGGATTACGAAAAGGTATTATCCATATCAGATGTGCCGAAAAAGTTTGATTTCTTATTTTTAAAGGAACTTTCAAGCGGTAACGGTATCAACAAAAAGCTATTTAAAAATATTAGCACGGTGGATGTGGGAGATATGCCAAAGCTATTAGTCAGCACTAACTACAGTTACGAAGTGTCAGACGGTGGTTTAAGGCGTAGGATAATACCTATTGAATTTACCGACTTTTTTACTAAAGCAGGGGGCGTAAATACCCACTTTGGGAAGATGTTTCCTACCGACTGGACTACCGAAGATTGGCAAGCATACGACAACATTATCCTTGCATCTATTCAACAATGGCTTAAAGTCATGAGGCTTACAGCCCCCCAATTAACCGAAGGTGGATGGCAAAAACAATTCGAACAAGAATACGGATTACTAACTTTGCAGTTTATTGAGGAAAATATTACAGAATGGAAACTTATAAAAAAAGTGCAAGTTAAAGCGTTCAATAACACTTACGATACTTTTTATTCTGATAATGGTGGCAATAAATTGTATAAGTTATCATCTATTCGGCTTAATTCAGCACTAGAAAGCTATTGTCAAAAACATGAAATACACTTTGAAAAACAAGTAGTAATGAAGGAAAATGGCATACTTGACAGATATAAGTTATTTAATGGAGAGCAAAAAAATGATAATTCAGTACCCGATTTAGTACCTTTTTAGCCATTTTAGCCAAAAGTTACAAGGAAGTCTGTAACTGTTACAAACTTTTTTTTAAACTCTGTAACCGATAACTAACTGATTATCAACTACTTATAACTAAAGTTACAGAGTTACAGACTTTTTTCCTATTAACGCATGAAGAGAAAAAAAAAAGAAGAGTAGTAAAAGTAAAAAAGTAAGAGGCTGCAACTTTTTTTATTTATATAGAATGGGGTTAAAAATGGGTAAAAGTTTGTAACTCGGCATTTTGGGCGAAAAAAGCACTGATTATCAATGAGTTAGCGGTTACAAACTTTGAAAAAAACGAAAATGCAAGTCTGTAACTTTGTAACTTTCTAATATGTAGCAGTACCCAACACTTAAATAACAAAATACAATTAAAACTAAAATAACTAACACACTTTTAATTCAGCGCAATGACAAAACAACAACTACTCGAACAAGATGCAATAGGTTGGGCATCAGAGGATAAACTACAAGCCGCATGTTACCAGTGGGCGCATAATACCTATCCTGAAATCAGAGGTACATTGTTTAGTGTACCGAATGGGGGGTACAGAAACAAGATAGAGGTAATGAAAATGAAAGCGACAGGGCTTACATCAGGTGTACCCGATATGCTTTGTGTGTACGGTGGCAAATTAACGGCAATAGAGCTTAAAAATGGGGCTAGTGGTGTACTTAGTAGGGAACAGAAAGAACTACACCTTATTTGGGCTAAAAACGGGCATTACGTGCATGTTTGCAGAACGGCAAGTGATTGGATTAATGTAATTGAGGAACTAATCAACAATTAGGATATGAAAACACAAATCAGAATACCACAATCGGAACGGCTTATAGTGCTAAACAAGTATGGCTGCAAATGTGCGTACTGCGGTAACAACCTAACCCTAGTTACATTAAAACTAGACCCCACACCCGATAGTATATATCCAAGCTGCATGAGGTGCAAAAAGCGTAAGGGTAGTAAAAGTATTGAGCAGTTTAGGCTACACATAGCAATAGTACATAAGCAGCTACAATATCTTAACAGCAAGTACAGTTTGTGTAAAGATTACGGTATGGTAACAGATGTAACAAACGATATAATTTTCCACTTTGAAAAATAGGCGAAAAATACAGTTAGCAAGGTGTATATACCATTTAACTAAAAAACCCCCCAAAATCAAAAGATTAGGGGGGTTTAAAGCTATATTGTGGTGGTCATTGCATCAACCCACTTTTGCACGCTACCATGTTTTTTTATTATGTTAGCTTTTACGGTCGGTTTTATTCTAATAGTGGTAATTTCTTTTGGTGCGTTACCTTGTTTTTTGCGTTGTTCAGCTCGGATTATCTGCCAAGCCCTATTCCACGCCTTAGCCTCAGTCAGTTGTTTAGGTAGCCAATTATGATTTATTATTATCAAAAATGTGTGTCGGTTTAGTTCTTTACACTCAGCATCGGGGTAAATTTCAAGTACCTTTACCTTACTTATGATTGTTCTAGACATGTTAGTAGTTTTGAATTAGTGCCGCAAGTAGCAGCAGCGTTAGGAATATTATTATTTTGCGTATCATGTGTTTAGTTTTGCCCACAATAGCCGCCTGAATGAACAGTGCGGCTCGGTGGGGGGGTAGTGTTGTGATGTAATTAGGCTAGTATTTTGTTAGCCCATTTAGTTGCAGTTTTTTCGCTGCTAAATGATTTGAGTTGTATCAAATCTTCCTGAGTATCAATACCAGTTTTAGTGTATTGAACATAAGCAGCATTTATTGTACCGTTGCCGCTTGTAGATATTTTAACTGCTTTGCTACCTGATGTGTTTGTTAGAGTTGTCATAACTGTGTGTTTTTATTGTGTGATTAATATTGTGCGTATTCGTAACCTGCTTTTACTAATTTTTGTGCATCTGATGGAATGCAAACCCAAAACTTACAATTATCGCCCATAACTATCATGTGCAACTTTTCGCAGCGATTAACAAAGCGTACAGCCGCTTCTATTGTAGATAGTACTGTAGGATTGTAGCGTGTGTTTAGTGTGTGTTTCATTGTGCTATTTTTTGTAAAGGTAATACGTTTTAAATTACTAACCTAATTTATTTTGAAAAGTTTTGCAGTTGTACGGATGCTGCACCCCGAAAGGGTTAGTTTTTATAGTAGCCCCTACTATACCAATGCTCAGATATTAAATCTTTAGAATCATTAGATAATGGCATACACATTAAAGCCTGTATAGTTTCTTTTGTGCCATCAGAAACAAGGTATGTAACAACTTCATCTAACTCGTTATTTTGGTTAAAAACAACTTTGTTATTGGTTAACCTACGCTGTGCAACTTTGCTATCTGATATGTTGCCAACTAATACAATGCTATTAAGCATTAAGGCAATCATCTTATCAATAGCTATTTTGGCTAATTCTATAGTATCAAAAGATTTTCCACCAACCAATACTTCGCTTATGCAATCTTCTGTAATAGATATTAAAGAGTACTTAACAACATAGCCAAATGAGCGATAAACACACTTAACAGAAACAGATGGATAATAGTACGTCACTACTTTGGGTGTTACAAACCCCATAGAGTATACACCACCAGTTACATTGCATAATAGTGTGTAAGTCCTGTCATTAACTGTTACTGATTTCGGACTATTTTTAAAGGCTGTCATTGTGTGTTTATTTAATTTTTATCAAAGTTAATTCAAGTTGTATTACTAACCTAATAAAAGTACAACTATTTTAAAAATTATTTTCCCATCAATAATTCAGCTACCAGTTCAGCACCTTCGAGCGTATCGCAATGGTTTGGATTACAAAGGTTTTTATCGTGAAATAAACCGTCTTGAGATTGTCTGCATAGTACAACATGGTAGCCCTCAGATGTGGTGTAAATACGCACCTGCCAATCGTTTGCGGTGTGGTATTTGTAGTTTGGTGTGGTTGTGTATGTTAGCATGATTTAAAATAGTTTGGTTCTCTACCAACAACCCAGTTCATAATGTATCTGCAACCGCAATACTCAATAGTATAATTTGGCTGATTACCGTACAATGCAAGTACTTTAGCTTCATTTTCCATTGGTATGTTGGCTATCATTGGTAGTCCTAAATTACCGTTGTTAAATACGTTTAAATAAATATTTCCGTTACGTATAATGTTTGTGTATTCCATGTTAAAATATTTTAGGTAGATATTGTTTGCCGTTAATATGGTGTTCAATCCAATTGATAAACATAAAGTCTATTTTACCGCTATCATATCGTGCTACAAATCTATTCTCATTATCCTTGCTCCATTCATCTAATACATACTGATATTGTTCACTACTCCAATCATTATCTGGCGGTGGTGGTATTGGATTTTCTAAAGTAAAGTATTGTTGATACCTGCGGTCATAGTATGTGTTACCTGCTTGTATTGTGTGTGTCATAACCTTAATGCAGTGTGAGATGCTGCGCCCTGTGTGGGGTTAGTTAATTTTATTTATGCAATTTGGAGTGTTTGACTTAAATGATGCAACAGCCCAAAATTTCATATCAGAATCAAATAAAACCGATTCTCCAACTTTGCCAAATGTGTGGCACATTTTACCATCGTTTAAATTTTGACTATTGTAGAAAAAACGTTGTGTTCCCCACTCAGGGTGAGCAATGCTAACTATAGTTGAAACATACATTGCGTTTTCTTTTGTAAGTTTTGTTGTAGTCTGTGCCATTTCGTGTGTTTTTATCGCTGCGTTATTGCTTTGATGATGTAAAGGTAATTCAAAATGTAATACAAAGTATATTATTTTGGAATTATTTTGAGATATTTTTATTTAGTATTAGTTATCAATACTTACAGAGGCTACATTGATAGGCATTTCGGTATAAACTGTATAGCCGTACTTTTTAGCATAATTTAATGCTTTGCGCTTAGTATCAAAACCTTTGCGGCTATATACTTCTGTAGAGTTAAAAAAGTTAAGGAATGTATATCCGTTTGCAGTTTCTTTTACGTGTACTTTGTTAGTGTTTGTCATTGTTTGTGTGTTTAGATTGTAAAGGTAATTCAAAAAGTAATACAATGTACATTTATTTTGAGATATTTTTTATTGTAATACTGCATAGGGTTTTTAGGTTGGTGTATTATTCACTATATTTGCATAAAATACAATGTTATGGGCAACGCAAACGCTGTACAGATAACAGATGACATATTTAATCAAGTCTGCAACGATATGAGTTGTACGCCACAAGGATTAGTACACATATTGAAACCATACGGAATAAATAGGGTTAGTTTCTTAGATTATAAAGAGAAAACACAAGAGAGAATCGACAAATACGCACGTGCGAAAAGTGAGCAGATTGACTACTTAGCTGCTGAAATTAACCGATTAACCTACGAAATGGAGCAGACAATTCGAGGTGATAAGGTTTACAATGAGATTAACATTAATGCGGCTGTAAACGTGCTTAAAATACAGATTGATAGCCTTAAATGGTTACTCTCTAAACTTGCACCTAAAGAGTACGGGGATAAGGTAGCAGTTGAGCATGAGGGCAATGTTAATCACGTAGTTACTGGTATGAAAATAGTATAATGGCTACAACAAAAGCAATCGAATTAGTATTTAACACACAAGGGAACGAAAAGCAAAAGGATGTATGCCGAGCATGGTTAGATAATGACGTGACCGACATTGTGTATGGTGGGTCAAAAGGTAGCGGAAAATCATTTCTAGGCTGTTCGCTGATATTTGGAGATGCGTTTATGTACCCCGATACCCACTATTTTATTGCACGTTCTACCCTATCAGATTTGCGTAAATTCACAATACCTTCAGTGTATGAGGTGTTTGGTATTTGGGGTATAAAAGACACCATGTATAAGTATAACGGGCAAGATAACTGCTTTGTATTGTACAACGGGTCTAAGGTATTTCTATTAGGTGCTGATTACATGCCTAGTGACCCTATGTACATGCGCTTTGGTTCTATGCAGATGACTAGGGGTTGGATAGAAGAGGCGGGAGAGTTTCACAGAGATGCAAAAAACAACCTACAAGCAAGTATAGGAAGGTGGAAAAACGGGATATATAATTTAGTGGGTAAGTTGTTGCAGACTTGTAACCCAGCTAGCAACTACCTAAAATCAGATTATTACTACCCATTTAAGAGTGGCAAGTTAGAGAGTTGGAAACGGTTTATACAAGCATTTCCACAAGATAATAAGATGCTACCTGCTGGGTATTTGGATAATCTGAAACGTATATTAACTAAAAACCAAAAGGAAAGACTGCTATTTGGTAATTGGGAATATGATGATGACCCGAGTGTATTATGTGACTATGATGCTATTTGTGATGTGTTCACCAATGAACATGTAAAGACTAATGGCAATAGGTATATTAGTGCAGATATAGCCATGCAAGGGCGTGATAAATTCATAGTTGGTGTGTGGGATGGTTTTGTGTGTGATGTGGCAATAAGTGAGGATAAAAGCACTGCAAAGGGTATTACAGCTACTATAACTAGGCTAATGGATAGGTATAGTATCGGGCATAGTAGATTAATCGCTGATGCTGACGGTGTAGGTGCGTTTGTGGGCAGTTATATAGACGGGTGTAAGGAATTTCATGGGGGCGGTAGTGCGACAAACAAAGATGAATATGCAAATATTAAGAGTGAATGTGCATATAAGTTAGCGGAAAAGATTAATAAACGTGAGATATATATAAAGTGTACAGAGGAGCAAAGGTTATTAATCATTGAGGAGTTGGGAGTGCTAAGGGCTGATGATGTAGATGCAGATGAACGCAAGAGGCGTATAATTAAGAAAGATTACATGAAAGAATTAATAGGGCGTTCACCCGATTATTTAGATATGCTGATAATGCGTATGTGGTTTGAGAGTAAAGACAGGGAATTTTTTGATATTTCTAGTTGTGATTATTAATTTAGTATATTTGCAAACATGATATTACCATTAACAGCAGCAAGGGGGGAGTTATCAATCACATCTATACTACGTGATAGACCGCATAAGAGGTATGTAGAGGAGTTCCAAAAGTATTGCGCTCATACTACTATGCACATGACAGGTCTAGGGCTAGATAAGGCAATAGAACGCTTTGATTACTATGAAAGTCCCCGATTGTTACTGCTAAGGCAGAAGTATTCACCGTCTAATGTAGACTTTTATTCACGTTTACACCGACCTACTGATAAGATATTTAACGCAAAAGGTGGTAGTATCAATTACCTTTTACCCGATAGTGAAAAAAAGGTATTCACCGCTAAAATGCAAGACGTTCACAATGGATATTCTATGCGTAGGTGGATAGAAACATTTTGGCTACCAGCGTATCAGTATGACCCGATGGGATTGATACTCATGGAAGTTGGAAACGATAGTACATACCCTACTTACATTAGTTCGCAAGATATATGGGACGTTCCTAAGCCAAAAGGTAGATTTTTTGAGTATGTGGTGTTTAAATTACCTAACAGAACTACAACCGAAAACTTAACAGGATACAGTGAAACGAACACTAACCGAATGAACGCCATTACTGGTTACTATCGTGTTATAGATGATGCGTTTGATTATACTATTAAGTGGGAGAATGGAGTTGCAACGGTTATAGAAGATGAAACATACCCTAATTTCTACGGTAAAGTGCCAGCCGCTACAGCTAGTAATATATGGGATAATGTAAAGCAGTTTTATGTGTCTCCTGATAACAATACACTAGACATAGCAGACCAGCACTTACGTAGCCGTTCAGTGTTAGTTATGTTTGAGTTACATCATGGCTTTCCATTAAATTGGCAGTATGCAGGTAGGTGTAATAAGTGTACAGGTACAGGTAAGCTAAGTGGTGATACGTGCGATAGTTGTAACGGTACAGGTAAAGAGAGCAAAAAAGATGTATCAAAGCTAATACTACTACCATTCCCAAAGAGTAAAGATGACCCAATCATAGATAAGCCAGGGGGGACTGTTGAGGCAGCCATTGATAGTTGGCAAGAGATGAAGCGCACTATTGAGCAACAATACAAAGAAGCGCACTACGCTACATGGGGGACTAATCAGATTGAGGATAGTAACCACCAAACAGCTACAGGTAGGTTCATAGATGTACAGCCAGTTAATGACATGTTGGGTAAGTATTCAGATGCAGCCGAATGGGTTGAAACATGGATTACTAACAAAATAGGTGAGTTTGATTACCCAAATACTTACAAAGGGTGTGAGATAAATTTAGGTCGTAGGTTCTTAGTTGAGCCACCTGATGTTATAGCCGAAAAGTTACAAAAAGCAATACAAGGTAAGATGTCATATTCATACATGAAAACATTGTATTTTCAATGGGTTGATAGTGAGTATAGTGGCGATGAGATGACAAGGCTAAGGCTAACTATGGAGTTTAAATTAGACCCAGCACCATTTATGAGTGTGTTAGATTCACAATCTGCATTTGTTGGGAGTGAATTAGATTACTACAAAAAACTATATTTTGGGCAATGGTTGGAAACATTACCGTCTAATTGGTATTTTGTTAGTAACTTTGAAACCTTATCTAATCAGTTAACGGAGTGGGTGCAAAACAAAGTAGGTGAGATGCCAGAGCAAGAAGAACCCAACGAAATAGAAATAGAAGATACAGAAGAAATAGAAACCAATTAAAACAAATATAACATGCCAAGACCAAAGAAAGTAGGCAATACAACGTATGAGCCTACAGCACCCGAAATGGGCGAACAAATTGCAAAGAGCAATCCACACAAAAAAGCGTATGACCGCTACGAAATTAAGGCTAAAGCGAACATGGGTAGTAAGCCCGATGGAACAACGTACCTAAGGCATTGGGAGTTCCAAGTACAGCTAATCAGCAAGGACAAGGGCATACCATCTACAGGTATTATGTTAGAGCCTTACCGAGTTGAGTTTATGAATGAAAGGGCGCAAAATAGCAAAGTATGGATGCACGAAGTAGGGCAGCCAATACCCGAAACTATCATACGCAAAGTAGTTGAAGATGAAGACGGTAACGCAATATTTGAAGACACATTTAAATACAAAAACTAAATTACATTCACATGCCAATTAGTAAAAAAAGTATTGAGCAAATGGCTAAGGCGTTAGGGGTTGATAAGACCGCACTAAATGACGCACTAACAGCCGAAACGGATATAGACATTGATATACCCGAAGTAAAGGTATTAACACCCGATGGGCTACGCAAGCTAGAGAGTGAGAAGTATGAGGAAGGTAAAGAAGTAGGTGTAGAAATGGCTGTAAAGAAATACAAGAGCGAAAACAATATACAATTTACAGGTAAGGGTATTAGCGATTTAGCGGCACACCTTGAAAGTAAATCTGATGTAGACGGTAGAGTAAAAAAGCTACAGGAAAACCTAACAGCAGCAGAACAAAAGGCGGTACAGTTTGAGCAGAAATTACAGACTGTAGAGATTGAGAATGAGATATACAACGCTATCCCAGCCGAGTATAACGGATTAAGCAAGCGTGCATTGAAAGCTATTGCAGAGGTAGACGGTAATATTACATTTAAAAAAGAAGATGGTAAATTGAATGTATATCGTGATGGTCAAAGAGTACGTGATGAGCGCACTCAAGCAGACCTACCAGCAGTAGACGTACTAAAGAACTTTTTTGAGGTAGAGAGGGGCTTTAAAGTTGCAGGTAGTGAGCCACCACCACAGCCAACAAGACAAGGTAGAGGCGGTGAGGGTACACCACCAAAGGCAGCAAGTGCAAGCCGTAAGCGTTCCGATATTGAGAAGGAATGGACAGCAGCTAATCCCGAATTAAATGTAACTGGTATGGAGTACCAAAGTCATTTTGCACAGCAAGTAAAGCAAGCAAAAGAGGCAGGGCAACCGATAGAGATAGATTAATGATTTCATGTGTGTTTAATTTGGGGGTTGGTGTTTCTACACCGACCTTTTTAATGTATATTTGTATCTAAACACAAAACACATGACTATACAAGATTTACTCAATGCAGGGTTTAAAATGCTGATGCCACAAAATAACTTTATGTATGGCAAGGCTACACACTTAAATGAGATTAGAAGTACATTGCAGCCCGATTTCTTATTTACTAATGGCAATAAACGTATTGTAATATCTACGCAAGGGGGGTTAACAGAGTTCCCAACAGACAACAGCAGATACACTGATGAACAAGTATATGCTATAATCAAAGTATCTGAAAGTATGAAAATACATTTTATACAACTTAAAGACGGTGACAACATAGTATATGAAAACTATTTTGGTGTGTTTCCTACTGATGATATATTGAATGAGTTTATCGCTTAACTTTACACATTATTGTTCACTCTTAAACCTTGCAAAATGGCATACGGTAAGAAGAAGAAAAAAGGTAAAATGTGCTAAATGCACTAGCCCACTAAGTTAATTAGTGGGTTTTTTTATTCCATTATTAGGAATATTCCACAATTTGGAAAATAAATTTGTTTCTATCGGAAATGTTTACCTATTTTTGTTGTGCATTGTTCGAGATATGTAACAATGCAAGTCAACCCGCACAAGATACAGTGCAAAGTTCTTAGCCGAGATACAGGCTATTATTTTTTATTACTAACTAAAATGGCAAATTTTACTCCGTCAAACCTCCTGAAGGCACAGACGATGTTAACCGAGAGCTTTACCGAGCCTGAAATGAGGGAAAAAATATTACCTTCTATCCAAATCGGTCTGAAAAATAAAGATGTACTGGTAAAAGGTGCAGAGGAATTACGCAAAAGAGAAGACAGAGCCGTAAGCGGTTATGCTATGATGCGTCAGGTACGTTCTACAGGTTCACAGCGTACCGCTACGCACACTGGTAACAGAGGTGATTCAATGGAACTACCTTTTACGTGGACAACGTTTAGCGATACATTTAGCATTTCGCTAAAGCAAATGGATAACAACTTGTTTAGTTTTGAACAAGCTATGATGCAGAACATAAAGAATTGTGTTCTTAACATACATAGTGCAATCGAAACTCAAAATATTGCGTTTCTGCTTGCTGCAAAAAACCAAGTAGTACAGACTACTAATCCAGTAGGCGGCTATGTAACTTGGAACGCAACAAATCACGTACACGAAATAGGCACATCGTACAATAACCGTTTTACCCAGCTTGCTAAAGCTGTAATGCGTTCTAACAAGTACAACGGTAATATGTTCGATGCAATATTCGACAATCAGATGTACACTAATGCCGAGTTTTGGGCGTCACAAGGTGGTTCTAATGCGCAAAATACAGCGTTTCAGTTCACAGGAATGAACATTAACCCATCTATTGAACTTGCTGATAGTGATTACCCAAACGGAGTAGCTTTGGTTATGCAGCCCGGTACGTATGCTATGATACCATGGATACCTAAACAAAACATCACAGGTTACGGTGATTATAATAGCTTTTTGGGTGGGTACGGTTCAATCATTGACCCTATAACTAACCCTAACGGTATCTATAGTGGCGGTCTTGTATTCGCTGTACATGGTTACGCATTACGTGCCGATACATCTAGCGATAACGGTGTTGAGCAAGATAACTTGATGCAGTTTGAAATATCTGTAGACGTTGCAAATGCACTAACTCCGCTATCAGTAGCTCAAGAGTCTGTAGTGTATGAGTTCGCACAGATGTAATTGTAAACAATTTTAATAACATTATCAATCAAAAACAATGAAACAATTTATAATAATTGCATTGCTTTTTCTTAGTTTGGGTGTAACAGCCCAAACTACGAGAAGTGCAGCGTTTAAGTCAGTGACCCCAGCAGGTACTGTTAAAACGCTTGATACTACTACCAATACAGATACTTCGTATTTGTGGAATGGCAGAAATGACCATAATCAGTGGTCTAATGTATCGCTACAGTATGTTAATACGCTTATCACAGGTACGGTAACATGCACTATAATAGTGCAAGGTAGCAACGATGCTACTACGGCTGTAAGTGGTAATTGGTTTACGCTTAAAACAAGTACAGCACAACAGGTAACAACAAGTGATACAGGTACGGTTAACGCTACTCAGTATCTATTTAACTTGCCTAATTG